ATGGACAAGCCCGATGCACCTTCCGCCGAGTCGCGTAGCCCGGCGATCGACCTCCCGATTTCGCGAGCCCGCCGCTGGCTCAGCGCCAAGCTGGAGCAGGGAGACGTGCTCGATCTGGACAGCGGCATGACCGCTGACGATCTGTTCGCGCTGGTCGAGCACGCGGAGCGGACGAGAAACTTCCGCGTCATCCCGGTGGTGCCGATTGAGGATGCGGCTGCTTACGTGGACCGCCTTCGCGGCGTGTCCTGATCAGGGTAGGCCGCGGCCGGCCCTATCAGCCCCAGCCGCGCACGCCGTCCAGCTTTTGTGGGCGCTCGCCGCACTTGATGCACCGCAGATGCGCGGACAAGGTGGCGAAGTCGTCCGCCCAGCCTCGCGCCTGGAACATGGCGAGCAGCGGCCGGGCCGGCTTGTTCTCGATGCGACCGCACCGGCAGATGATGTGGAGGTTCCACCGATCCTCGACCAGTTCGGACAGCGACGCGGGCGGTGGCTTGCGGCGGGACATCGCGACTCGATTTGAGAACAGAAGCGGAACGCCCTATGCTCGCGGCATGGACGAGTCGGCAAGCCCCCAATCCTGCTATGCCACCCCTGCCCCGCTCGGGCCCGAGGAGGTGCGCGCCAAGGTCGCTGCAACCGCCGCCGCGCGTGGCGAGAGCCTGACCGCGGTGTCCGAGGCTCTCGGGCGCAACCCGGCCTACCTCCAGCAATATATCAAGCGCCGATCACCCAAGGTGTTGCCAGAGGACGCGCGCCTGGCGCTCGCGCTTTCACGATATGCCTGGGATTGCGTCCCGCCGCATTATCAGCATGATAGGCTCGATGATGCTATTTGTGACGCGCGGGATAGGACGACTGGTAAATCTCCTGAAATCGCTCAGGACGCCGCCGGACCTGTGCCGGGCATGTCGGGAGCCGCGCGAGAAGCTCGACAATCGGCGCTTCTGCGAGTCCTGCACCGACGAACATCTCGCCTGGTGACGCGAGGCCGCGCGCTTAAGTAACGATCAATCCGATCAGCGAACGCACCGTCACCGTCCCGCCGATCCCGTTGTCGACGTCCGCTTCCGGGTAAAGCACCGTGCCGGTCGCGACAGCGCCAGCGGCGACCATATGGGTCCAGGTCGATCCGGACAGCGTGGCGATGAGCGCACCGGTGCCGGTGCCGGCTTGGCCGGCGACTCCACCGGCATAGATATGGCGACCGACGAAGTCGGCCTCTGTCAGTCCTCGCGGCGTCCAGAGGCCCGGCTCTAAGCGCACCGTTCCACCCGCCGCCTGAGAGACGGTCCCGCTCAACCGCATTAGCGGAGCGCTTACGCCGGCGACGCTGCCCGCGCCGGTCGCGACGCGGTTGCCGCCGATCGTCATCACATCTCCCAGATAGGCGGGCGCGTGGCGAGTCCGCTCGTTCACGAGGTGTGCGAAGGGTCGCTCGATTTCGAAGCTGCCCGCAAGCGTCGACCCGCTCGGCCAGTACAGCGCAAAACCGCGTTTGCCGGCGAAGGTCGTGCTGCTCCCGTAAACCGGAAGGGGGTTGGTCAGTACCAGCGTGTCCATCGGACTGGCGGCGGCCTCCTGCGCCGGTGTGCCGGTCGACGCGCCCGGAGATGCGGGTGCCGCCAACGACGCGGCACCGCCGCCCCACTTGCCGAAGTTGTTGCCGAGGAAGTCGGAGCCGAAGTTCCAGAAGCCGGGGCTGGCGCGCATCAGCGCGCCGGTCATCACATAGGCGCCCGGCGTAGCGGCGATCGTCATGTTGAGACGGTCCTGCAACAGCAGGCGACCATTCGCCGTCGTCGGGGTGGCGGCGGCGAAGTCGACCACCGTTTTGGTGCGGCCGCCTGCCGTGCCCACCTGCGAGACGGTGATGCCGGTCGCGCCGGTCGTGTTGGCGATCAGCTTGCTCGTCGCGATCGTGCCGGTAACGCCTGGGCCGGTCACCGTTCCCGCCGTGCCAGTCAGCGCGGCATCGGTATCAAGCTGTGCGCCCTGCAGCGGATACGTACCCGCCACGATCAGGTCCATGATCTCCGCCGGGGTCTTGGCTTCGATGTGCCCGTCGAGCGAAGCCTTCAAGGCAGCGGCGATGTAATATGCGCCGCGCTGGTCGATGTGGACGAACGAGCTGGCCGTGTTGCTGGAATAGGCCGAGGGGGGCAGCATCCCGGTCAGACCGACAAAGGCGACCTTGCTATCGCCGCCGCCCAGCGCCGCGACGAACGCCGCCTGCGCGGCCCAGACGCGGGTGCGGCGGTCCTGGGTCTCTCCGCTATCGACGACCGTCTCGCCCGCTTTGGTCGACGCGATCGTCGCCACGACCCGGAACCGTTTTCCGCCATAGGCCTGGAACTTGGCATAGGCGTAAGCCACCGCGTCGTACCAGTCCTGCAGCCTCGGGTTGGTGGTCTGGCCCGAGGCGGGGTTCACGCCAGGCGCCGTCGCGAGCACGTTATCGTTCGCGCCCATCGATCCCATGATAAAGAGGTCAGGGGTCTGTGCGGCGGCGGCGTTGATCGCCACCGGCATGATCCAGGCGCGGTTCGATCCGTCGTCCGTCTTGATGGTCGTCCCGGACTGCGCGAGCACCGGGAGCGCCGTCGGCTGAACCAGTCCAGCCATGAGGGCCTGGAACTGGTGGGGCGCATTGGTGGCGCCCGGACCTACGCCGGCGTCGATCGCGCTCAAGCCGTCCCCGACCCAAGCGAAGGTGCCGCCGACCGGGATAAGCGCACTCCCCGCCGCGCCGACGGTCGTGGTGACGAAGGTGTCGGTCGTCGCGCCGATCGCGAGCGTTGTCGCGGTTGCGGCCGAGTTCGCGCCCGCGGCGATGTGCCGCACCGCGATCGTGTCGCCGTTTACCACGCTCACCGGTCCGGCGCTCCACACGCCACCGTTCCTCGACAGCTCGCTGGACATCGCACCACTCACCGCCGCGACGGCGCTATCGGATGCGCCCAGCCCCGCGACCGTGATCGTATTCGAGGTCTGGACCGAGCCCGTCGTCACGTCGAGCAGGTCGCCGAACGCGAAGGCGGCCGGGTTCGTGTCGTTCAGGTTCAGGATCTGGATCGAGACGAGCTGCGAGGTCGCATTACCTGCGGCGTCGGTCGCGGTGCGGGTCCACGAGAGCGCCTGCCGCATCTCGAAATCCTGCGCGGCGATCGACCACGCGCCGGTCGATGGGTTCAGCGTCACCAGTGCCGCATCGGGACCTGTCTTGCTCCAGGTGACCGCCTCGTTTGCGGCCGAGGCGCCGCTCAGCGGCGAGTTCTCGCTGACGCTATAGCTGGACGGCGACGAGATGACGGGCGCGGCCGTGTCGGCGACCGGCGGGAGGATCGCTCCTCCCGCCCCGCCCCGGAGCAGGGTAGCGCGCGTCTGTCCGAACCCGAACCCTATCATCAGGAAAGCGCCCAGATGTTGTCGGCCGTGCCACCCGTCAGCACCTTAAGCACACGAAGCGGGTTGTACCCCTGCTGGAGCGGGACGTTGTCGCGCTGCGTACCGTCGGGCTGAACGAGGTTGGCCGTTCCCGCGACGCCGACGAGCAGCGCCTTGGTCACCGTCGGCAGGTCGCCGGGACCTTTCACGACCGGCTGGTAGGTGGCTGCGGGAGAGTCGACGCTGTCGGCGTAGCCGGCGAACTTGTCGGGCATGATATTCCTTTCAGGCGGGGTGAGTCAGGCGGGCGTGACGGGCACGGGATCAGCGTCGTCGTTGACGATCGTCGCTTTGACTGGGCCGGACGGCGTGGCGGCGAGCGCCTCGCGCGCGAGGTCGACCGTCTTGCCCAGATTGACCGACCGGGCCGCGTCCAGGTCCTGCGCGCGCGTGTCCCCTGCCTTGCTGGCATAGTGGTAGGCGATGATGCCGCCCGCGAACCCGGACAGCTGGCCGAGCATGTAGGTCACGAGGTCGCGGTTCGCCTCGGGGATCGGCACGACGAACAGCGCCGCCAGCGCGCCCAGAAAGCCGGTGATCAGCGCGGCGCCGATGACGTTGGCGAACAGCCGCGCCTGCGTCACGCCTCGTTCCTCGACAGCGGAACCCCCGCCCGCGCCGAGAGCTGCACCGGCCCGCCGATCACCGGCTGGCCGATCGGCCACCGGCTGGCGAACAGCCGGTCCTTGGCGATGCGGGTGACGGTCACCGCATCGCCCTGGTTGCCGCCCAGGACGTGATACGCAGCCGCGTCCTCGCCCACATAGAAGCCGACATGCCCCCCGCCCTGGCGCTCGAACACCAGCACCGCGCCGGGCGCGAGCCGGTCGGGGCGCAGCCGCGCACCCCAGGTTGCCCAGCTCTTCGCGCGAACCGCGATCGACACGGGCGCGATCCCGACCTCGTGGAAGCACGTCGCGACGAACAGGCCGCACCAGGGTACGCTGTCCGCGTTGTATGCCATCCCGACGATCTTCGACCCGAGCCGCTTGGCCCAGCCCATGATCGTCGACGAGTTCGCGGACCCGGCCGCCTCGCGCGTGCCGAGCTTCGCCCGCGCGGCCAGGAGCCACGCCGGTTCTTTCGCTGCCATGATGCTTCTCCAATCGGATTTGATCAGCGACGAGTCGCTATTCGTTCGTCCCGCGCATTTTTGAGAGCCCGGCCGCGAGCCGCTGGTCGATGCCGGGGAAGCCGCCGCTGGTCGCCGCGGCGAGCAGCTCCATCGCCTGCGCGAGTGTGGGGTCGTTCGGGTTGTCGGCCCGGACCTTCGCCGCCAGCAGCTGGATCGCTGCGACCGCGTAGACGAGCTTCATCTCGGCCGTGTGGGCGGCCGTGTGGGCGGCATCGACCTTGGTTTCGAGCTCGCTGATCCGCTTGCGTAAATCCTCGATGTCCGCCCGGCGCTGGCCCATGAATAGTTCGACCAGACGGGGCCACACCCGGACTACGCCAGCGGCCAGCGTGATCAGGGCGATGACGACACCCGTCCACACGCCGGCTGCCGTCCAAAAGCCGGTTTCGCTCTTCACGGTGATGGGCGCGTTCTGGGCGACCGTATGCACGGTGTTGGCGACCGCGCGCGCGGCGGGGCTGGCGGTGCTCATGCCGGCACCGTCGAGATCACGCCGGTGTTCGACACCACGTCCCGCCAGCGGCTCCCGTTCTGCGAGGTACGGATCACGCCGTGGCCGGGATCGGTGATCACGAGATGACGATTACCGATCATCACCTGGTCGGCGCCGTCGGTCACGCTCCCGACGCCCAGCGCCACCGAAGACGAGTGCAGCGCCTTGGCGTCCTTGCCGAGCGCAACCGAACTGTCGCCGTGCGCCCATGCTCCCGCACCGAGCGCGGTGTTGTTCAGCCCCGCCGAGGACAGCCGCCCGATCGCGGTGCCGAACGCGCCGCTGGCGTTGGCGTCCGACCCGACCGCCGTGGTGCCGGTCAGGATGGCCCAGGCACGGGCGCCCAAGGCGACCGATAGCTGCCCTGTGGATTTGGCGTTGACGCCGAGCGCGACCCCCTGATCGCCTGCCTCCGCCTGCGCGCCGACAGTTGTACCGTTCAGCCCACCGATGGCCTGGAAGCCCCAGACGGTCGCGTTGGTGCCGTTCGCGCGCGCGCCGCGTCCGCCCGCCGTCGCGTTCGCCGCAGTGAGTGCCACCACGACATCCGCGCCGATCGCCGTGGCGAAGTTGCCCAGGGCCAGCGCGCGCCAGCCATAAGCCGTGCGCTGCTCACCCGTCTCACCGTTCGCCCGCGACCGCGGGCCACCCGACACGCTGCGAAACCCGGCCTCCGAGTCGCCTCCGATCGCAAGGCTTCCCACGGGGCTCATGCGACGGCCGAACAGCACACCGCCCGGATCACGCAGCGTGTCCGCCTGGACGCCCGGAGGCGGCACCGTCGCGGTCAACCGGCCCGGCAGTCCCGCCGTCTCGTTGAAGATGCTGAGCGTGAGGCGGCGCTTGCCCGGCGAGACCGTCAGGTAGAAGGGCGATCGATAGCCCGTGACCGCGACGTTCGGGCTATCGTAAACGACCGACGCGCTCGCGCCATCGGACGCGGCGATGACCAGCCGCCCGCCCCCATAGACGGTGTTCGGTCCCTCGGCGCGGAACGCGACATAGACGATCCCGGTCGCAGGATCGCGGAAGCTGGTATTGGCGAACCCGTTGAGCTGATCGGCGCCCCGGTTCCACTCCCATGCCCAGCGCAGGAACATGTCCGCCGGGTCGGCTGCGCGGTCGAGGATGTAGAGCCCGTTATACTCGCTGTCCGACCCGCACACGATGCCCAGATCGGTGGCAGTGATCGTGGTGGGCGCGGTCGTCATCGGGAAGCCGAGCTTCGTGACCTTGGCCCAGCTCACCCCTTCGTCGAGCGAGTAGTAGATGCCGACGCCCGGCCCATGCCCCTCGCACACGAAGAAGATGCGGCTCCAGCGGTCATAGGCGCAGCCGTGGATATGGCTCTGGCTCGGGCCGGACGCGGGTGCCTGGACGTTGCTGTTCCAGCGCGCGGTCCAGGTCTCCCCGGCATCGGTGCTGATCCATGCATAGGTGGAGTCCGACCAGGTCGCAGGGTTGGTGGAATATTCGCCGACGATGAACCGCGTCCCGTCGCCGTCAGCGCCGAACGACAGGAACGTCGCGCTCCCGCCGCTGTTCGCCTGTTTCTGGGTCCACGTCACGGGGCCGGTGCCCCAGCCGCTCGACTTGTAGATCGCGGCCGGGCCGATGCCGATCACCTCGCCGTCGCTGGTGCGCATCAGCTTCACCGTCCCGCCGGGGACGCCGGGCGCGAACGTGCCGCTCCAATTGTCCTCGTCCCCGACTTCCGCGAAGACGATGTTGCCGCCCATCAGGCCCCAGACCCGGCCGTCGAACACCGCGATCGGCAGCGGCACATTGTCGTTATGCTCGCGCGCGGCGGTCAGGTGCGCGGCGCAGCAGGACGTGCGCGGAGCCTCGCGGATGGCCCGGCCCGGCTCGTCGGGCGCGATGCCGTCCGGGCGGAGAACCCCCGAGCCGTCATCGGGCAGCAGGGAGTCAGGGTCCCAAGCGAACGACCCGCCCAGCCCGTCATCGGCGGCCATCAGGCCCTTGATGATGAGCGAGGCCGTGCCGTCCGGGATCGGCAGCGCGCGAAAGCCTTCGATGGTCGAGCGGATCGGGACGTTGCCCTGCGCCACGACATCGCCCGCGAACCCGGCCACGATGGCGGTCGCGAGGTCGACGGCCTCCATGGCCTCCCCGCGCGCGGCCGCGACCGCATCGAGCGCGTCCGTCATCGCGGTCACGACCGCGGTCGCCTCTGCGCTGGAGATCGTCGCCAGCGCGCGCGAGAGCGCGCTACCCAGCATGGCCGCGAGCGCATCCGCGCCGACGATCTTGAGCACCTTGCGCTCGTTCGAGACGTAGCGAAGCCTGATCATGCCTGGTTGGCTCCGGGGACGAGGAGAAAGGTGCCGGTCATCCATCGCGACTTGGGCAGGCCAGCGGCGTCGATCACGAGGTCATAGGCCAGCTCCAGCGGGCGGCCGGGTTCGAGCCCGTTGCCGGGGTAGGGCAGCAATGCTTCGAGACTGGTCTCGTTGATGCGCAGCTGGAGCGTGTAGGTCGACAGCCCGTCCACCTGCTCGACGAACGCGACCGCGATCCCCTCGGCATTCGGGTTGTCGTTGCGGTTGATGTGGATCAGCGGCTCGCCGGGCGCGTCGGGATAGGCGCGCACCTGCAGGGTGACCCCGGCCGCGCCGAGGTCGAGCCCCGATATCTCGATCAACTCGACATAGGGCTGCCACCGATACGCGATCAGCGTCTCGGCTACCGGATGGATCATGATGGGCCTCGCGGTTAGGGGGCTTGTTCGAGCGCGTTCAGGCGCTCTTCGAGCGTCTTGATCTGGGCAGGGGTGTAGGTGGTCGTGCCGTCGGTGACGCTGCCGGCGGAACCAGCGCTGGCCACGGTGTCCGCGATCGGATCGGCCGGCACGAGGTCGCCCACCTCTCCGACCGCCGCGTACATGCCCGTCGTGAACTCGAACATCTCGGCATTGTGCTCCTCAAGCTGGAGCGCGACCGAGAAGTCTTGGCTCAACCCCCACCCGACGGTCTGGAACACGTAGTTCGACAGGCCGTACCGCGCGGTCGCCAGCTGCACGGTGTCGAGCGTCGAGATGGCGATGCCCATGATATTCATCGGCCAGCTGACCCGGCGTTCGGCCTGGGCTTTGCGCAGGTAGATTTCGAGGATGCGCTGCCCCCGATAGATCGAGGTGACATGCGGCAGATCGTAGGAGGTCTGGCGGATGTCGGTCGCATCGAGCGATCGTGTCGGTACGTCACTGGGTTGGTATAGCGTCGGTTCGATATAGGTGCCGGTCACCTCGTTCGACATCTGGTCGCCAGCCAGAAGGGCGGGAACCGTGATGGGCCCGGCCAGATCGTCCTCCTTGAGGGTCGCGGATGGCGGGACATAATAGCCGGGCCGCAACAGCATCTTCCCGCCGCTATAGGTGAACGCGCCCGCGCAGCAGGTGACGAATGTGTCGCGCACCTCGCTCGGCGCGGCGCCGGTCTGGATGTAGCTGTCGAACTCGTACCGCCGCTCCTGACCGGCTGGCGTGTCGACCATTTCGTCGCAGACGTTCGCCTGGGCCGCGACCCAATCGTCGTCGATCTCGTCGGGATAGGCGCCGAACCCGCCCTCTTCGCGAGCAAGGGCAAGCCAGTCATAGAACACCAGGGCGGCGTTGCGCGTGTAACCCCGCGTGTCGGTGCGCGGATCGAGGATATCGTCCTTGCCCTCCACCTCCGCCGTGATGTTCGGCATCCCCGCTTGCACCACCTCGTCGGACATCTGGAACTTGGCATAGATCAGCGCGGTGCCCTGCCCGCGGTGGCTGGCGGTCCACTTGCCCTGCGTCTCCGCGACGAAGGTCGGGTGGGCCACCTGATCGTCGGTGCCCCGGCTGAACCAAAGCCAGCCCTTGTTCGCATACCGCCCGCTGGTCACCTTCCCAGCGCCGTCCACGGTGACTTCCTCTTCCCCCAGCCACCAGCGCGTGACGCCTTTGCATCGGTGCCCCGCGACGGCGATCACGAAGTAGCGGAACTCCTTGCCGAGCGGATGGAAGAAGATCAGCAGGCCACCGGCCCGTCGTTTCCCGTAGATGATGAAGCTGTTCGAGACCGCCTGACGGAACACCCCCGGCGTGCCGCCCTTCGTGGTCGGAGCCGACGCGCCGAGCGACCTGGCGACCTCCGAGAGCGTGTTCATGATCGCGGCCGAGGGCCCGCCGGTGAACCCGGTGACGAAGTTGCTCAGGCCGCGAAGGGCGCCTTGCGTGCCGTCCGTGATGAAGCCGGTCACCACCCCGTAGGTCGACCGCCAGACGGCTGAAACAACCTTGCCGATGACAGCCTCCTATCTGCCGTTCAGCCGCCAAGCGGCATCGACATATTTCATGCGCACCATGACGCCGCCGAAGAACTCCGCGCGGTCACCCCGGCAGATGCCGATCGCCCAGCCCCGCCGCACGATGTCGCCGCGACCAGCCAGGCGGTACGGGATGGGTTCGCCGTGAACCGCGCCGATCACACCCGACATGTCACGCACGCCGAGCCTGCGCATCATCGCCACCCAATCCCGCGTCGATCGGGGCGAGCGGCCCACCACGTCGCAAATGTCGCGACCCGTCGAACTCAGCACATGCTGCCGCCAGAGATCGCCGCAATGGTGATCCCATCCGGGGTCGTTCACAGCACCGCGTCTTGCTTGGCCTTTGCCCAGAGGATGTTCGCTTCGACCATGCGGCTGACATACTGGAACGCGAGATCGCCGGGGTGGCGGCGCTGCTGCCACCAGTCCGTGAAGCGCTTGATCGCCGGGCGGCGCTGGTCGCGCATCCGGCTTTCGCCTCCCGCGCTGACCGTGATCGTGTCACCGGCGTCGAGTATCTCGTACGTGTCGAGCCGGCCTTTCCAGATGTTCTTGAACCCGACCACCTCCTGATAGGAGGGATCGAGCGCGCCGACGTACAGCTCGTACAGGCACCCCCGCACCGCCTGGTCGGCGATGTCGTCGCGAAACTCGGAAGGGATCTGAAACAAGGTCGCGGTCACCCCGACCGATGAACCGTCCGTGCCTTCCCCGATCGTGTCGATCGAGCCGATGCCGCCGATGGCCGTCCACTCGTTCCCGTCATAGGTGAGCGAGGTATTGCCGGTGACCGCGAACACCGGATCGGGCAGATCGATGTGCAGCCCGAGGAACGGGCGAAGCTCCGGCTTCTCGATCTCGCTCTGGAGCGCGGGGTCAAGGTTACGCGGCACCGAGCTTCTCCACGAAATCCAGCGCATATTCGGACAGCGATCCGACTTCCGTTTCGTTCTGCCCCGCGTCCTCGTTCATCAGCTCGAACCGACCCGTCACCGGCCAGGTCAGCACCGTGTTTGCCGGGATGTCGGCCGAGAGTGGGGGATTGAACCCGACGAGCGCCGCGCCGGTGGCATCGGCCAGGATCGTGCCCGCGCCCGCAAAGGCGCCGCCGGCCGCGAGCGTGGCCGCCATGCTGACGAGGTGCGGGCGCCCGTCGCCGCCGATATAGTCGCCGATGCCCAGCGCCCGCCCGCCGGGCGCGAACCCCGTGACGATCATGCTGGTCGCGCCCTTCGGCGCCCCGGCGCTGCGGAGCGCCGTGGCGCGGTCGACCGGCCCGACCGGCTTGGGGCGGCGCCAGTCGTGAAAGACGGCGATGTTCAACCCGCCGTGGAGATCGGCGATCAAGGAGTCGAGCCGGGCGCCATATCCCCCCTGCTCCCCGCGCCTGACCTCCCCGCCATACCCGCCTCGGAACGTCAGCCGCGCGAGCCAGCGCGGCGCCGACAGGCCGTAGGTCTTCCGGGTGCGCGTGACCGGGCTTTCCTGCCCCCCGACATGGGGCTGGAGGTGGAAGGCGACCCGGTAGGGAACGAGATCGTCGGGCCATGCGATGTCAGCCACGGCGGCGGTCCGCCTCCCTGATAGCCCGCACGGCCGATTGCCGGGCTGCGTCCGCCACGCGGTACACCTCGGAGCGGGTCGCGAGGTCCACGGCGCCGCTGAACTGGATTGTCTGATGGACGGTGGTGCTGCCGCCAGCTCCGTTGTCGTTGCCTGGCCGCCGGATGTCGACCATCTCACCCTTTGTGGCACGGAATGCGACCACGTTACGATCAACTCCCGACATTCCGCCGACCTTGAACGAACCGCCCGTCGCAAAACCGGGCAAGCTGAACGCCGCTGCGGATTGTTCCGCCGACGAAGGGCGAGACGACTCGCCCCCGAGCACCGACCCGATGGCTTTGCCGATCGTATCCAGCGCCCCGCTGCTAGACCCGCTCCGAAGGTCGGAGAACAGGCCAGCGATCAGGTCGGCAAGGCTGTTCAGCGCCTCCTCCATTCCCTTGGCGACACGGTCGCGCCACCAGTTCTTGAACCAGCCCTTCAGGTCACCGTCGAGCGCGGCGCGCACGCCCTCCTTGAACGTGTCGCGGAACACGCCGGTCTGGCGGGCCTTATCCTCCTCGCTCCATTCGGTCTCCGCCTGCTTGCGCGCGGCGCCCGCGCTCATGGCTTTGTCCGCGTTCCGCAGGTCCTCAATCCGCCGCGCGATATCCTCCTCACGCTTGAGGGCCCGGATGCCTTCTTCGCTATCGCCCCGAAGCTCCGCCATGCGAATGGCGCGAGAGCGCGCGTCTCGCTCGAACCATTCGCGACGAATCTGCGCACGGGCCTCATCAATCTCCAGCTGCTGCCGCGCCGAGCGCAACTCCGCTTCCGCAGTGGAAAGTCCATCAGCACGGAACCGAGCAATTCGCTCCTTTATTTCATGCTCACGCTCAAGCGCCTCGACGAGTCCGTGCTCGTTCCTCATGCGCGCGACATCAAGCTGGTGCCCCAGTTCTTGGCGGGCCATCTCCTGACCTTGTGCGTCCAACCGCGCGGCTGCGATCTCCTTCATATCCCGCTGAGCCGCCGCGCGCGCTTGGTCGAGGGTCAGGCCGGTGCGCTGATACGCCTCAATCTGGCGCGACATGTCCAGGCGGTCCTGGATCAGGCGCACGGCTGCGTGGTCGCCGCGCAGTCGGGCGGCTTCGAGCGCGATCTGCTCGCGCAGCTGCTCGCGGTTCTGCCCGTCATATTCGGTATTGCGGCCCTTCTTCTCGCGAACCTTCTTCGCCGCCTTGGGCTGCTCGAAACTGACGTTGCGCGTTCCGGCCGGCGTTGGCGGAGCAACGACTGGCTTGGGAGCGGCCGGCGCTTCGGAACTGTCACCAGCCGCACTCGCGCCCAGGCCCAGTCGCTCCTTCAGCGCAGCATATTTGTCGCCGATCCACTTCGCGGCGTTGCCGATCCAGGTCATCAGCCCGCCGAACTTGTCGACCAGCCAGCCCTTCACGCCCTCGTAGACCGACTTCGCCGCGGAAACGACGCCGGGGAATGCTTCACCGACCGCCGATACCGCGCCCTGAACGATGCCGACGAACAGCGCGCCGATGCTCGCAAACCCATCGACCAGGAACGCCTTCGCGGCCTCGTACATCGCCTGGATTGCGATCGTCGCCTCCGGGAAGATGGCCGTCACGATGTTGACGATCGTCTGACAGGCCGCGTCTACCGCTGCCGCGGCGGCGCTCCAGGCGCTCGCGAAATCGCCGGTCAGCAGCGCGGCGACCGCGGTCACGACCTGCTGCACGACCGCGATCACGCCCGATACCGCCTCTATCGCGACAGCCATCACGGTGACCAGCTCCTGCCCGACCGCCTCGATCACGACCGCTGCGAACGTGTTGAGCACGTCGAGCACGACGCCGATCAGCGCGCCGAGCTTTGAAAGCGCGCCGCCTATCGGTCCATTAACTACGGAGGTAAACAGCGCGCCGAGCTGGTTCAGCAGGTCCCCGAGGCGCCCGCCGAGCGTCTGCTCCGCGATCGTCGACACCGCCTGCAGGCCGGCCGCGATCCCGTCCTTCAGCGAGATCACGGCGGCAATAGCCCAGGTGATTGGCCCACCCAGCCCCAGCAGCAGCCGCCCGATCGCGGCCAGGCCACGGAACAGGCCGAACCGCAGCACGAGCGCGCTGATCTCGCTGGCGAGCGCGGAAATCGGCGAGATGATGAGCGCGGCGATGCGGCCGAGAGTGCCGAAGCCCCGGACCACATGGCCGATGATCAGACCGGCCACGGAGCCGAGCACGAGCGCGAGCGGCCCGAGCGCGGCTGCTACGGCCCCGAACACCACGCCCACCTTCAGCACGGCCGGGCTCGCGCCCGCTATGCTCTCCAGCACGCCCGCGAACGCGGCCTTAACGCGGGTCATCAGCTCGAGCAGCCCGGCCTCGCCGATCGCGATGCGGACACTCTCCCAGGCGTTGGCGATCCGCGTCGTCGCGGCAGCCTCGCCCTCCAGGCGCTTCGCGATTTTGGCCCCGACATCACCGCCCGCGATCTCGCGCTGGAGCTTCTCGATGCCTTCGCGACCCTGGTTCATCAGGCCGATTGCGGTGCGCGCCGCGTCGGCGCCGAAAATCGTTTTCAGGGCGTCTGACTTCGACTTGTCGTTCAGGTTGCCGAGCGCCTTGCGCAGCATGTCCGCCTGCTCGACCAAAGGCTTCATCCGCTTCGTTCGAACATCGAAGAACTCTAACCCGAGCTGGTTCATCGCGAACTCAGCGTCCTTGGACACCGGCACTAAACTCTGAATATACGTCTTGAAGCTGGTTCCCGCGTCGCTGCCGCTGCTGAACTGGGTGCTCGTCGCTGAAATCGCAGTCGCAAAGTCGGCGAAGGAGATGCCCGCCTCTTTCGCAATGCCGCCGCCCTGCGCGACGGCCTGCTGGAAGTCAATGAAGCCGAACTTCGAAGAGTCCAGCGCTCCGACCACATTCTGGACGATAACTGGCAGGTCGGCCGCTGTCTTTTTGAACTGCCCCATAACGTCGGTAACGAGCGAAGTAGCTGGCGCAAGCTGAACTGCGCCCGCCGCCGCCAAGTCTAGCGACGCCTTCAGCGCGCCACCCAAGATGTCTGCGGTCGACACGCCCGCTAGGCCGAGCGCCTCTATTCCATCGGCCGTTTCGGTAGCCCCTTTGCCGACCTTGGGGCCAAGCTCCCGAGCAGCCAACGCCAGCTCTTTCAGCTCCTTGCCGGTGACGCCTTTCAGCGCGGCCTCGACGTTCTTCATCGACTTCTCGAAACCGCTCGCGGTCTTCGCCGAAGTCGCGGCGAGCGCGGCCAGCGGCGCGCTCAGGCCAACGGTGAGCCCCGTTCCGACGGCGCGCGCCCGTCGGGCAACCTCGTCCATCGTGCGCGCGACCAGCTCCAGCGCGCCGCGCAGACCCGTCAGATCACCGCGCGCGCGGCCGATCGCGGGGGACCAGTCGCTGGTGTCGAGTACCAGGACGCCCCGAAGGGCGCCGATCACTGCGTCGCTCATCTTGCTCTCCCATGACAAAGGGCGGCCCGAACCGGACCGCCCTTCCGAGCAGTATTCTTGAGGCTGCTAGGAGCCGGAGTAAACGACCGGCAGGCCGTAGCTGAGCGCCTCGACCATCGCGGCGGCGTAGCTGCGATGGTCGCTGCTGATGACGCTGGCGTCGCCTGCATTAGAAGGCCTTGCCGTACCGCATCCGCTCCTACGTGGTGGTCCGGGTAGTCAGCGGCTTCTTTGCTTGAGCGCCGATCCTAGGCACGCCCCTCAAGCGACTGGCGCCAGTCACCAGCGGGTACGAACTCCATATCCGGGTCTAGTTCGACTGCCAGTGTCGCGGCGATAGCGAAGCCGCGTTTAGCGCCGTAAAACTCCATGTACCGCCTGAGTTGGCTCTTCGCCGCTTTATCAAACTTTCCGAGCTTAACCTCAACCGGACACTCAGAACCGTCCGCGAGCTTCACTAGGATGTCGCAAAGACCCTTACCGCCCTTTGATCGAACAGGAACACTGATACCGTCAATGAACGCAGAGAGATTCGCCCTTATATGCTTTTGCAAGTCCAGCTCGCGGGGGGCAGATCGTGATCTCCCGTCGATAATGTGGACATATGCGGTCACCCATAAGTCCGAGTAGGCTTCGGACCACAGGCCACTTCGCATAACCTCATCCCGCGCTTTTTCTATCTGATCAAGCGCACGATTATAATCCCGATCTTTACACGCGCCATTTATCGCCCGAGCGCATTTCAGAGAGAACCAGCCGAACATTTCGACGAGAAGATGATTGATCTCTGAGCCGCCATCAGCAGGGGGCTGGTCAAATCTCATCCCAGCCGGGGTTAATTCCGGCACGATATAAAGCTTTTCGTTCACCGGACCAACCTCAGCACCCCGTGCCCCTCCCGTGATTCCGGTTAACGCCGCCGTCACACCATGAACCGTGCGATATCGCGCAGCAGCGCCATGATCTCATCGCCCGCGAGCTCCATGCCCAACTCGTCCTGATCGACCAGGAAGCGGATCTGCGACTGCGCCTCCGCCAACGTCCGGGCTGGCGTGTTCGTGATCCGCCGCTGCATCGCGGCCATCTGCGCGTACACCCGCTGCGTCGCATCGTCGCCGTCGGCCTGATCGCACTGGTGGAAGAGGCTCCGATACTCGGCTCGCCATCCGTCGTGACGATTGCCGCCGATCGGGGCGGATGCGTGACCCTGAGCCGCTGCGGGAATGCTGATCGCGAGCGGCGCGGCGATGAACGCACCTAGCAGCGCGCGGCGGGAGGGGGTCGAGGCGGTGGAAGCCATGGCGCGGTCCTTTCGCGTGGTGGTCAGGAGCGGCGGGGCGTTCGTAGCGGCCCGCCGCTCTGTTGTGCTTATTGTGCTACTTGTGCTTGTCTGTCAAGCGACTTGTGTCTGTTGTGCCTTTAGCATAAGCAGCGCTCATGACCGACCTTAGAGACCAGCGTATCCCCATTATGATGACCTCTCGCGAGGTCGCTGCGATCGACGCTTGGAGAGCATCTCAGCCGGGCGTTCCCTCCCGCGCCGAAGCAATCCGCCGCCTTGTAGATAAGGGGCTAACCCCCAGCAGGTAACTTGATCAATCTCGGGACAATTGTTCGCGACCGCGCGCACCAGCACAGGCTGATATCGCAATCTCGCCCGCCTCCGGCTCCATATCCTCAGGGTAGCGCACTTCGCCATTCTGATAGATAAACAGCTTTCGGCCAGTATACCCGCCGAAGCCGTTTTTTGCGTTCACCTCTCCGCAGACCGTGCCAGTCGAAACGTCGTATAGATGCTTGCCGAACTCCGCGCTGTTCGGGTCTCGAAGTAGGTCCTTCACAGCCTTCTCGGCCCGAACTTCTAAGACGAATGAACGATCAAATTGAGATTGTCTGTCCTCATCTGCTGACCGTATGGCGGGCTTAGCCTGCTTATTATCGACAGGCTCGATTTGTTTCGCCGTGTCAGGCATCGAACTCTTTCGCGGCGAGGCCGCAAACACTGAGAACAGCACCATCCAGCCCAGCCCAAGCACTCTGGCCTTTGTCGAGTGGCCTTTGCGAAGGGTAAACCAAGCGAAAATGACCGGCAGGAAGATTATTCCAAAGCCCAGCGGCAAGCTGACTTTACGCCTCCTTGGCGTCGCTAACCCATTCATAGTCGCTTCCCTTTCAGCGGCCTGCTTAGCAACTACCCTTTCAAACTGTCGACTCCCCCTTCCCAGCCACTGCCGACCACATGCGTGCCATCGTCAGCATCGCGTCTGCGCCCATAGGACCCTTCTTCTTCGCTTTCGGCTTGGCGGTCAGGCTCTTGAGCGGCGGCATCCGCCTGGCGCGCTGGAGCGAGGCTATGTGCCAAGCCAGCCAGGCGCGATCGTCATGCGCCGCCAGCGCCCGCCGCGACTTGCCCTCGACGATCAGCGTCATCAGGCGCGGTGTCGAGCGCCAGAACCCGTCCGGGTCGAGGCCGAGCTCGACCCATATGGTCAGCGCCCGCGACCAGTCCCACCCCGCTTCGTCGGCGCGTTTCCCTCCGCGCTCGCGTCGGCGGAAGCTGCCTCGGGGAATGCCGCCTGGAACGCGCGGCCGATGACCTCTGCCGAGGCCTGCGCCCCCAGATCATGGATTAGCCGACCGGCTTCCAAATCCGACATCCCTCCGTGCTTCGCTTCGAGGCCGATGCGAAACACGGAGCGTATCATGCTCGGGCTGGACAGCTTGGTCCCGACATCAGCGACATCCACATCGAGCTCCTGCTCGATCGTGCATAGCGCGTTGAAGTCATAGACAAGCGTCCAGTCGCTCCCGGCCACCTTGAAGCCGACCTCACCCTTGATGCCGTTCGCCATCTCAGTCGGCCGCGCCGCGGACGATCGAACCGCTGACACGTCCGGTCACCTCCATGGTGAGTCGGTCGTTCAGCGGAGCGCTCGGCTGGAGGCCACGGATCAGGAGGTCGAACTCCCAGGTCACACCGTTCGGCCAGGTGAAGCGAAAGCCGCGCGGCTTGCGCGTTCCCTTGGCTTCGAGAAGCAACGTCTCGGTCGCGCCGCCGGGGACATAGTTGACCGTGAAGGTGCATTCGCCCGGATCGGTAAGGCCGCCGATGAACTCCTTCGTGCCGTCGGGCGACTGGAAATGCGTGACCTCGATCTCGTCGTCCATCTGCTGGGGCGGCGTGATCTCGAACGGCTCACCGATTTCGGCATAGGTGGTGCCGGTCGGCGTCGTCTTCATCTCGATGACGATGCCGAGACCGGTCATCGCCTGGCTGTTTCCTGCCATGGGTAGTCTCCTCAGGGTGCGGGGTGGTGCCAGACCATCACGTCGATGGCCGTGCGGAACGTGGTCGCGGGCTGGTCGCGGCTGCTGTCGTGCCGGACATTCAGGATGCGCGCGCTTTCGAAGCCGTCCGCATCGGCGAGCGCGCGGCCGTCGACCGCTTCGATCACCGCATCGCCGATAGCTTCTGCTAGGCCACGGCTGCTCGCCAGACAGTCGATCTGAACGCGCGCGGCGCGCACAGTGTGCGGCCCGGAAAAGGTAAGCGGTCGCGGATCGCTGATGAGGAGCAGAACAACCGCCGGAAGCGGTTCACCTTGCGGCCGCTCGTCTCGGTGGACGTGCGCGTCGACCAAGGCCTGAATGGATGGTGCTGCGCGCAGAATGTCGCGCAGCCGGGCGGTCATCGACATGCGTTCAGCCCTCCGCAGCACGCTTGATCAATCGACCCAGGCCGTCGGCGACTGAAGCGGGCATGTTGGCCACTTCCGCGTCCCAGCTCGGCCGCATGTACGGATGGGGTCGGGTCGCGTCATGTTCCCGGCCGGAGGGCTCGACGCGGGCCGGACGCCCCATCTCGACCTCGTCCGCATATTCGGCAGCCACACTCGGGCCGACATAGGCGGCGATGCCGCGCTCGGCGGGCGCGTCCAAGGCGCGATCGGAGGTAGCGATTTCGCGGCGCAGCTTGCCCGACCGGACCGGCACGATCTGCCGCGCGCCTTCGGCGACCGGCTCAAGCGCAGCCAAGAGGACGGCCATTACCTCCCGGTTGTCGTCCATCGCGCGATCGACTGCCAGCAGGCGCCGGTCCATCTCGCCAAAGCCAGAGATCTTGAAGCCGGTCCGCATCACTCGGCTCTGGCAATGGCGGTGATCTCGACACCAATGCGCAGCCCGATCTCGGCTATCGACTGAATATCAAATACATCCCCACCATCAACCAGGCGGTCTGCCGGCCTGATCGATGCCACGGTCTCGTCCCAGAGCGCAAAAAACGCTGCCGCGCGCCACGCGGTGATCTGATTTCCTGTGGCAGCCTGACCGTCGCTTTCGCGACCGGTCTGATCAACACGAGCGGCCTGAACCGTCGCGATCTCCTGCATGGAGAGATCATGATCGCCGTAGCTGTTTGGGGCGGGCGCGGCGCGAAGGACTGAGACGACACGCTCCAGCTTCGGAACTTCACAGGTCCAGGTCAGGCCCTCGGCGTCGATTTCCGGCGGTGCCGAAACCACGAACGTCGACCCGCTGAACAGAACGGCGTCGCCGATCTGCGGGTTCGGTATCTCGCTTCGACGTATATCAATGAGCCGCCCGCTCACTTCACGGATTGGTCGAACGGTCCCGATCTCGGCGACCCGCTGTCGGCAGATTACCCGGATCGGTGAAGCTGGCCCCGAAACCGACACGTATAGCGCGGCCAACGAACCTGGCGCATGGAATAGGGCATCAAGCGCAGCCTCGAATGGGTCCATGAAGCTGCTCCTGCAAACCGGGCGGCGAGACTGTGATCACGCCGCCCGGCGAGGTTCACCGGGCAAAGGGGGAAGCCCGGTCTACGGGGTCATGTCGGCGAGGCGACCAGTTTGACCGCGACGGTGGCCGCGCCCGAGGCCGCGCCGGCCTGGAAGATGCCGATGAGCTTGTTGCCCGCCGCCACGTTTGTCACGAGGCGCGCGGCGTTGTCCCAAAAGGCGCGGGTCTTGCGCGTGATCGCGACTGCCGCCTTCGGCAGTTCGAATACGCCCGCCGTGACGCCAACGACCGGGGCGCCCGGCGCAGCGTCGGTGGAGGCGACCGCGAACTCGTCGCCGTCGAGAAACCCGTTGCCGATGGCAAGCGCGTATGGGGCGATACAATCCAGGTTGACGCCCGGCTGGATGAAGTTCTTCATCGGGTCTGCTCCTTATTCGGCCGGCGTCGCGCGGTGAGCGCGGATCGCGGCGATGATGTCGGTCTTCTTGGTGGCCTCGCCGAGGTCGATGCCGTCCTGTTCGGCGATCTTCTTCAGATCGGCGACCGACTTGCCGTCGAGGTCGTCGCTCTCGCCGTCGTCTACGTTCTCGGCGTCGCGCTGCTTCTTGGCCTCCCCGTCGCTGACGGGAATGGCGCCTTCGGCTGGATATCGCACCGCGCCGTTGATCACGGCCGGGCCTTTGAGCTTGATGGTTTGCATGTCGGGTCTCCCGGCCAGCGCGCCGCGCCGGTCCGTTGGGGTCAGGGGAACGGCGGCACCGGAGCGCCGCCGCTATGCCGTTCAGGCAGGGGCGGCGCCGGGGTTGCGGTAGAAGCCGCGCCGGTCGACCACGGCCGCGCCAACGTCGAGGCGGGCCTTGTTCTCGACCCCGTCCACGTCGAACCCGACACGGGTTTCCGTGAACAGCTCCTCCTGGCCGTCGAGGTGCGCGAGCACCATCGTGTCGAACGCGTCCGGCGATGCCGACAGCAGCCACTGGTAACCGGTGATGCGCGGATCGACGATGAGCTGGAGGTTGCCCGGATAGGGGTTCACGTCCGCCGTCTTGCCCGCGGCGACCGCGGTCAGGAACGCCTGCGCGGCGACCTTCTGGAGCGGCCCGACGATCAGGAACTCGGGGCGGATGGTGAGGAACCCGCCCTCGTCGTTCTTCTGCTGGAGCATGGCCGTCTCGCCGGCCGAAACCGAGGCGACGGTGATCGCGGTGCCGACCAAGGCCAGATTGCCCGCGGCGACGCTGAACAGCGGCTGGTTATCGCCCATCGTCGGGTTGCCGAGCAGCGTGCCGTAGACGAGATCGGACTCCAGGTCCGCCGCCTTGCGGCCGAACATCGTCGGGATGCGCCCGAACAGGTCCTTGTCATCGTTCACGATCGCCTGGCGGCTGATCGCGATCACGCGGCCATAGGTCTGCAGGCGATAGGTCAGGCCGGTGTCGGTGACCGCGCCCCGCTTGAACTCGCCCATCTCGGGGACGAGCAGCAGCGCCGGGGCATCGCCCAGGCCGACGATCTGGGTCGGCTTGAAGTCGGGCAAGGTGCCGGTCGACACGAACGGACGAAACGTCTGCGGAGCCGCGGCGAACGCCGCGCGGACGCGCCGGTTGGTGGCGTAGGACAGCGCGTTCGCGAAGTCGCTGGTCGTCATCGCGCCGAAGCGCATACCGAGCGCGGCACCCGCGATGTCGAGCCTGCCCATGCCGCGCGTGTCGACGCCGGTTCGGCCCAGGTGGAACCGCGCCAGCTCCATCAGGGTCATCCCCCGGAAGTCGCGCGCGGCGAGGAGGCGCTGGGCGGCCGGGCGCGCGGGGTCGTCGTCGAGCGCGTCGGTCGGGTTCGCGCGAAGGGACACCGCGTCGGAGAGCGCCTGGCGATAGGCGTCTTCGTCCTGACTGTGGCCGGCCGCGCGAGCGTCGATGCTCGGACGCTGCCGGGCCGCGACGAGGTGGTCCCCGATGCGCTGGTGCATGGCGGCCTCGGTCAGGGTGCCTGCCTCGCTGTCGCGGATCAGGTCGTTCGCGAAGGTCGCGCCGAGTTCCTCCGTCCGGGCGCAGAGTTCGAGGATGCGGCTGGCCGCGATCGTCGGGGAGCGCTGCGCGGCCGGCGCGGCGTCGCTGTTCGGCTCCGTACGGCTGGACCCGTCCGGCTCGACGACGACGGTCGTCTGGGACGCGGGCTGCTGGGCGGGCTGGGCCGCTCCACGATTGGCATTCGGGTGAGCGACACCGCCGCCCGGCAGGTTCCGGTTCATATCATCTTCCTCTTCAGTTCCGTGGGCGGGGGTCCCTGTGTTCGACCGAACCACGGCGTTCGGATCAGCGGGAACGGGGACGAGACTGGCTTCGAGCAGCTCCCAGGCGACAGCGCGCCAGGTCTCGTGTTCGTTTTCGTCGGTGGCGGTGATTTGCCACTTTGTGACACGGTAACCGATCGAGATGGCCCGCAACTCGCCGGCCGCGACGCGGGCCTCGACGGCACGACCGGCCTCGGTATCGGAGAAGTGGAGCGTGCCGATCAGCTGCTCGTTTTCGATCCGCACCCCGGAGATGCGGCCGAGCACGGCGCCGAGCTCGTACTGGTTGTGCGTGTCGAGCAGCGGGCAGATGCCGCGCTCGACACGGCCGAGGTCGATCGCCTCGGCGCTGATCTCCAGCTCTTCGGTGAAATAGTAGCGCCGCACCGGCGACCCGGCAGACAGGATCGCCTCGACGGTGCGCGCCTCGGCATTGTAGCTGTCTGGGGTCACGGACAGCGCGCGCGTGCCGCGCCCGCCGGTCTGGGGCTGGCGCCGCTCGGCGGGATCGCCCTGCGGGGCGGGCGCTTCGCGGGTCAGGATGCCGGCGACGGCGGAGCCGAGCAGCACGCCCGCGAGGAGGGCGGCTTTGCGTTTCGACGGCATCGGCGGGAGAGGCGCGGTGACGATCTCGCCATCCGCGCGCGGTCGATCGGCGGCGCGCTGCCGCGCCGGGTTGGGTTCGGTCATCAGCTGCTCCTGGGTTAGGCGTCGGCGCGCGCGCGCCGGATCATCCGCATCATCGCGCGGCCGAGCATGATCTCGGCGGCGCGGTCGTTCGGAACGGCAGCGCCGGTGTCGGTCGAGCCCTCGACGATATCACCCTTGAAGGTGAGGCTCTTGGCCTGTGACTTCGCGCGGCTTGCCGCGATCTGCTCGATCAGCTCGTCTTCGTCATAGCCGCGACCGGCGATGAGGTTGCCGCGGCTTTCGAGCCCGGCTTCCATCTCCAGCACGTCGGCCTCCGCATCGCCCATGCGGTCGATCGACTCGATCGGGGGCGGGGTCCAGGTGATCGGCACGTTCTTCTTCGGAAACTGACCGGTCGACGAACCGAAGCCGTAGAACCAGCCCCAGATCGGATCGAGCGCGATCGGGATGAACGTCAGGTACTGGACGCGGCCGACGGTGCGATTGAACTCAAGCCGACCAGCCTTGTAGCTGGAGAAGTTCACATTCGAGAGGTCGCCGGTCATCTGCTCATAGGTCGTGCCGATGCCGGCCGCCGACGCGAGGAGCGCGATACGCGCAAGGTCAGCGATGCCGCTGCTCCGGGGCGGGTTGGAGAAGACGATCTCCTCACCGGGGTCCAGCGTCTCCACGACGCCGGGCACCAGTTCCTCGACGGGCGGGCGGTCCGAGCCGTGGTCGACCGGCATGCCGATCGACTCGTCCTCGTCCGGGTTCGCGTTCGGCTTGCGGTAGCGAAAGCCGACCAGGCACGCCGAGATGTTGGCCTTCACGACCTCCGCCTCGATCCCTTCGTCCACATCGCCTAGGCGCTTCACGACGCTCTCGAAGATCGAGACGCCCTCGGTCTGGCCGAAAAACTCGGCATGATAGAGGTGGATCACCTCGTCGGCGGGAAAGCGGACCGTCTCGCCGGTCCACCAACGCTGACCCGGCCGGGTACGGTAGAAATGATAGGCGGTAACGCGGCCATCGCCGTCATATTCGATGCCGCTGCTGATCCCCTCGCCGATCTTGCTCACCGCGAGCATGGCTTTGTCGAACGACTGCAGGCGGATCGGAATGCCGCTCGCGCCGGCGACAAGGCGCTTGACGATGAACGTGTCGCCGTCCCGGAACATGCATCGCGCCCACAGTTCCTGGAGACCGTAGAGGTCGAGCCGACCGTTGAAGTCGCAGACCTTGATCCATTCGGCCCAGGCCGCCTTCAGCGACTTCGACCCGCTCGGCACCCCCTTGATGCCCCAGCCGACGACGCTGTTGAGCAGCGCGTTCATCGCCTTCTTCGCGAACGGGTTTTCCGCGACCAGCTTCAGCACGGTCTGGCGACTGACGAAGCGGCCCGGCCGGGCATCGTTTGGATTGCCGGTGTTGATGTTCCAGTCGCGATCAGATCGACGGTTCGCGCGCGTCGCCGCCCGCGGTGGCGCGGACCGCTCCAGCGCCTTTCGGGCGGCCTGACGGCGAAGGCCGGCAGTCGGGTCGACGAAGCCGACGGCGCGGTCGATCCAGTTCACCGGCAACGCGCCACGCGTAGAACGGTCATGCGGCGACGACGCTGCCCGACAGCCGCTCCGTCGGCGAGCGCGCCCTCGATCGCCTTTTCGGCCGCGAGCAGCTGGTCGAGGTTCTGATATTCGGTCGAGCGGCCATCCGCGAACGTCACGCGGCGGATGCCCGACGAGATCGCGGCCCGCACCTTGGTCAGGTCGGCTTCGGTATAGGCCATCACCGCCTCCTGTTCACCCAGCCGCCACCTTTTCGGGCGGCGAAGTTCATGGCCTTCGGCCGCGCGGTCTTCTTCGGCGCTGGCTCGATCCCGCTCGGCGTCTTGGGCGCGGCAGCCTGCGCCGCCTCTGGCGCCGGGGACACCGCCTCCACCACCGCGTTCAGCTTCATGCCCAGATGCATCAGCCCGGCGAGCGCGGCATAGGCGTAGACGCGGCAGTCGAGCGCTTCGTTCGCCTTGCCCTTGGGCAGGTCCCAGACGGTAAAGCGGCGGCCCGCCACGACCTTGGTGATCAGCCGCTCCGCGGTCAGCTGCGTGTACCAGCCGAGATCCCGGCGCCCGTCGAAATGCATATAGCCGGGGCTGGGCTCCTCGATGCCGAGGCGGTTCCTGATCGAGTCCTTGGCGCTGTTCGTGCCGACGATCACCGGCTTGAACTTCTGCCGGTTGGCGGCGCTCGGCTTCACGATCGGCCAGACCGGCGTGCGCTCGCCGTTGCGCGAGCTTTGCCCCTTCACCGCCCACACATGCCGCCCGAGCCGGGCCTTGGCGAATTTGTACACCTGCTGCGTGTGATGGCCGCCCGAGTCGATGCAGGCCGCCTGGACGATGAACTCGCGGCCGTCCGCGCGCTTGAAGGTCCGCTGCAGCTCGCGATCGACCCGCGTCCAGAACTCGTCGGCGGCCGGATCGCCCGGCACGATGATATGGTCGAGCGACCAGCTTTCCTCGCCGTGTCCCCAACCGACGAACTCGATCTCGACCCGGTCATCCTGCGTGTCGAGCCCCGCAGTGATCGTGCCGACGCCCTCGGGCACCTCCCCCGCCCACCGCTCCGCGCGCGCGGCCAGCGTTTCGGCCGCCACGTCCTTCGACGACTGGCGCTGGTGCGGCTTGCCGAGCTGGGTATTGTCGAAGGTGACCCGCTTGTCCGGGTCGCTCTTCGCCGCGATCCACTTCGCCGCGATCTTGGGCGGGGCGTCTTTCGGCCAGGGGCTGAACAGTTTAGACGCGGTGAACGAGGCGTGTTCGTTGTTGATCGCCCACCGGCCGCAGTCCGAACAGGTGGCCCGGTACACCGCCCAGCGATCGGACGCCCACCAGTTCCAGATCAGGTCCACCGCGCTCGGCGCATTGTCGCCGCCGGGCGGGTCCCGCCAGACGCGCTCGTAATCTTCGAGCGGGACGTGCCGCTTGCCGCAGCAGGTGAACGGCTTGGTCTGATGCCAGCGAGTGGTCTGGAGGGCCCGGAGCCGCTGCCCTTCCGACCACCCCGCCCCGCACGCCTCGCAGTGGATCTGCGCGCGCGCGGTCCGATGCTCGCCGGTCTCTTCGTCCGTTTCCCAATGGACGTGGCGGAAGAACTCGAGGAAATTGCGGTGACCGCAGTGCGGGCAGGCGACGGACGCCTGCCGCTGGTCGCCGGCATTGTAACTGTCCTCGATCAGGCTTTCGCCCGAGATCGTCGGCGAGCAGGCGCGGACCGAAAGCCAGTTCGCGAAGGTCGCCATGCGCTCGTCGACGAGATCGAGCGGGTTGCCCTCCTTCGTGATCGGGTATTTGTCGACCTCGTCGCACATGCCGATGCGGATCGGCCGGCGCGCGAGGTTGTCGGGGCTGCCCGCGCCCGCGAGCGCCGCGAACCCGCCGGGGAACGCCTTATAGAGCAGCGTCTCGTCGGCGTTGCGGGACATGCCCGATCCGAAGATCTTCCGCAGCGCCGGGGTTGCCCGGATCAGCGGGGTGATGCGCTCCTTCGAGAACTGCTCGGCCGCGTCCTCTTTCGGCTGCACGATCAGGATCGGGCCGGGGTCGAGATGCGCGAAATAGCCGAACGTGTTTTCGAGCAGCGAGGTCTTCAGCAGCTGCGTACAGACCATCGCCGTGATGATGTGGACGCCCGGCTCGGTGACCGAGAGCATCGGCCCGCGCGCCACCTCGACGGTGCTGGTTCGCCATTTGCCCGATGTCGAGCCCGCCTCCTTTGCGAGCTTTCGTTCGTCATCCGCCCACTGCGCCACGCTGATGCGCGGCGGGGGCTTCCATCCGCGCCGGGCCGATGCCCGGAGCCGGTCAGCCTTCCTGATCGGCGGTGAAGTTTGCTTCGGGGTCGCCGAGATCGTCGAGCTGCTGGTGGACATGGACCGTCAGGGCCTCCACGACCTTGTCCGCCTCCAGTCCCAGCTCCGCCGCGAGCAATGGTCCGATCCGCGTCGGGAAATTCATCCAGGCGTCACGCTGGCCGCGCTGCGTTTCGAACAACACCGTCTCGGCGTGCTCGATCTCGACCAGGTTGCCCGCCGTCTTCCGCGCCGCCAGCAGATGCTTCGCCGCAAGCGCGTTTTCCTTGATCCGCTCGGCGGTGCCGGTGTCGGCATACTCGCCGTTCAACACCTTGTTGAGAAAGTCCTCCGCTTCTTCGGCGAACAGGCCGTCTTCGGCCTCCTCCACCTCTTCCGCCGACGGCGGCGCCCGGCGGCGCGGTGCCGAGTCCGCACTGCGGACATTTGGTGCGGACTTTTTCGGACTGTCCGCACGGGCGCCGGCCGCGCGGTTCTGCTTTCGCCACCCTGTGCCGGCCAACGCGGCGTCGAGCTTCTTTTCCGCCGAAATCGGCAGTTTCCCGGCCTTTATGGCACGCCGTACAAGGCCCTCATCGCACCCATCGAGCCGCGCGAACTCGCGTGCGCTGACCCAGCGGGGTGCGGACAAATCGGGTGCGGACACCTTTTACACCTCAACGCTGGGCGTTCGATGCGCCGTTGGACCCCGTATCCGGCGGGAGCCCAGGAAGGACCCAATGCAATGGGGCTCTTCAATCCGAGCCGAAGAGTCGGGCAAGGAGGCCTCGCCGGCCCGGCTTCTTAACCTCCTCGCCCCTCCAGTTCACCCGGATGCAGACGCCGAGGGATGGCTTGCCAGGTTCACCGCCGTTGATGCGCTCGACTATAGCTGGAACGCGATCGCCGCGGTCGAGCTTCGGCGCAAGCCACGCTGCATGGTCGGAAGCGATGTAGCCGATCTGAATACCGCGCGCGCTGAGCACTGCGATTGCCATCTCGTCGTGCTTGTTGCCCGGCTCGCGGACAAGCTCGACCCTCTCACCTGGCCGGCAACGCTTGATCTCCGCTTGGCGGCTGCCGCCGTCCGTGTTCTTGAAGCTCTCGCCGACAATATTCAGCGACCGATCATTTGCGCCCATGCCGTCCTCCGGCACGAAGCATGGCAGGTGCCCGAGGCGCTGGGAAGCGCTCACGAAAGGGTCAACGGGAACTGCCGTTCGTCATAGCTTCGCTTGTCCGCCCGAGCGCGGCGCGCGTCGGTCGGTGTGGTCAGGGAGCGCAAGAGCACGAAGCCCCAGATCAACTAACCCCGCAGCCGCTTGTGCGGCGATGTTCTCTTCCTGTACATCATGGGGAGACAAACGCCAAGCCTCGATACGCATCGGGAACGCGCCGCCGAAGTCGACCAAGGCAGAGCGTCCGTCTCCCTTGATGACCGTACCGATCTTGCCGGTGAAGGCGGGCATCTCACCTATGTCCACCTGATCGCCGGGCTGGAATGTCCGTCGTTCGGCGCGCTGTGCCTTGCGCCGGGCTCGCTCCGTCTTGAGCGCGGCTATGCGGATGCGTTGCGCCTCCTCCCGCGTGTCCGCGTCCAGCAGGGCTCGCCATGCTTCTGCAGCGCGACCCTCCTCGTCGCGCAGTCCGGCCACGTCGCTTCCGTTCACCAGCGGGATGCGTCCGCCATGGCGGAAGATCGAGAATGGTGGATGCGGGCTGACAGGCTCGGCTGCCGCATAGGCCAGCGCGGAGAGGTGACTCGCGCGGGCGAACACGAAGGTCGGCAGGATCGGGGCGTCGACCTGCACCTTGCGCTCTCCCTTACGCCCCTTCTGAAGCACACGGCGGAAGGTCCGGGCGGGCGTCCACACCTCGAACCCCGCCGCCGCCAGCGACCGCGCCAGCGCCAGCGTGCGCGGGCCGCTGGTGCGCAGGATGCACCATCCCCCTTCCCTGCCCTGATGATCTGCCCGCCCCATAACCCTTACGCTGCCTCCCCGTTTTTGCCGCTGTCCGCCGCGGCCAACTTGTCGAGCACCGCCGGATCGACGCCCATGCGGATGTAATCGTCGCGGGCAGGCGTCCGGCAGGAGCGCTCCGGGTTGAGCCCCATAGGGGTCGGGCCGGAGCCTCGGCCGGACTGCTCGCGCGCATATCGCCCGACCGCGAACCGCTTGCAGATCGCGTCCAGTTCGGTCGCGGTGCCGCGCTCGCCGCCGGGCGCCGGCAGCGCGCGCGGGGCGTTGTCCGCGCCCTCCCAGATCTTCGACCCGACCGGCCGCCGTCTATCTTCCAGCAGCCCGGCCGTATCCTTCACGATCAGCGCCACGATCTTGGCCGGGTGATCGGCATGGCGCATCGCGTGTTGTGCGCCGCGCTTCAGCAGATCGACCGGCAGGTCGGCCAGCGCCAGCCGCGCCGCTTCGAACCATGTGTCCTGCGCGTCCGGCGACATGCCAGATGGCGCTACCAGCTGAAGGCACGGCGTGAGGATCGCGATGAACTCGCGGTCAGTCGCCGGGGTCAGGCTATCCTTCGGGCGCCGCCTCCCGTCGGGCAAGGAAGCGCTGGGCCGCATCGACGGTTGGTCCCATGCCGCTGGCCGAACCACGTTGCCGGTCATGTCCTGCCACGGCGTCATTTCGTCTCTGTCCATTTTGATCGTCCTTCGGCGGGAACAGGCCCTGATAGTTGTTGAGGGTGGAGTGGTTCAGCACGTCGCCGGGCGGGAAGCCGTCGTCCGCCAGCTTTCGGAGCCGGGTCACGGCGAGGTCTCGGGCCTTGGGCGTCATCGGCTTGCCGATGCGGCGGCGCATGTCCTCGAAATCCGCCCACGGTTCGCTGGGAATATCGGCGGGCAGAGCGAAGGCGGGCGGCTTAGCCGCGCGCTTCTTCCGAGAAGGCTTGTCCTTCTCGGAAGTGGTGGTTCCTGAAGGTTTGGGTGCCGATTTGGCAGGGGTAGCGGTCGCATTTGGCAGGGGTGCCGATTTGGCAGGGGTAGCGGTCGCATTTGGCAGGGGTGCCGATTTGGCAGGGGTGCCAATCTGGCCGGGGTGGAGGTGGTATTGCGTGCTGCCGCCGTCGCGGTGATGCCGCGTAAGGTGCCCCTTCGCCTCCAAATCATGAAGCGCGCGCCGAACCGTGCGCTCCCCCTGACCGGACCGCTTCATGATGGTGGACACGGCAGGCCAGCACTGACGGCCCTCGTCGTTCGCCTGATCGGCGAGCGCCAGCAGGACTAGCTTCTCGCCAGGCGGAAGGTCGAGGTCCCACACGGTCGTCATCAGGCGAATGCTCACGCGACCCGCTGCCCCCGCAGCTTCGCCGGGAACACGGGCACCCAGACTATCGCGGAGCGGCCGGACCCGTTCGCCCGCCGCCCGCCGCTGTCCCGCAGCCTGCCCAGGCGGACGAGCTCCGTGACGCGCGGGCGGATGCTGAGGATGCTGATCCCCAGCCGCCCGGCGCATTCGTCCGCCGTCATGCCGTTGGACCGCTCGAACAGGTCGAGCACCTTAGCCTGGAGGGAGCTCGATACCGACGCCATGCTGGCGCCCGCCGCACGCGAGGTATCGCGGGCCTTGGCGCCGGGCCGGTGAGGGTAAGCGAACAGGTCGGTCATAGCCGTACCCGCCCCTCGCGCAACATCGTCACGACCTCGCGGATGTACGCCCTATGGACGCCAGGAGCGTCTGGCAGTGGATCAAGCACCTGCTTCTCGATCATGCGCGCGGCGACGAGATGCGGCGGAGACGCGAAACACTCGCCGCCCATCATGCACCGCTGATGGTAGGAGCAATCGGGCGTGAAGCCTTCACACTTCACAGCAGCGGCACCGAACCGGATCGGGTCGGCATCGTGGCGCAGGTCTCGCTCTTGCGCGCGACGAGTGCTCATCGTCCGACCGCCTCCTGGCGCAGCTTGCGGGCGAGTTCGATCATCCGCGCGGCGCGGGTGTCGAGGAAATCCGCCGTGATCGTCAGGTCGACGTCGTCAATGCCGGACCGTCCCGCAGTCTTGTAGCGAAGCGCGCGGGGCTCTATGCCCAGCACGGTGGCGATCTCGCGCTGGCCGCCGCGGCCGAGCAGCTCGGCGGCGCGCTCCATCCCCACCATTCGGCTGACCGGGCAGGGCTTGCGGCGCTGTTCCTCGAACGAGGAACAAGGGGCTGGCGACGCGGGCGTCACGCCGCCTGCTCCAACTCGAGCAGGTCGAACAGGGTCGGCACGGCCATCTCGCGCTCCAGGTCGCGCAGATACTGGACGGATTGCGCCCAATATCCGGGGTTGAGCTCGCTCCCGCCGCCGCGGCGCTTGAGCGCCAGCGCGCGCATCGGAACGGTCCCGAGGCCGCAGAACGGGTCGAACACCATTTCGCCGGGCATCGAATATCGCTCGATCAGCCGGTCCACGATGTCGAACTGGAGCGGGCAGACGTGCTTCTCGGCGCCCTTGCGGACCTGCTCCGCGTTCAGCGTGCGCATCCGCACCACGTCGTCCCATACATCAGGGTGATGCGAGCCGGGGGCGATCGCCATGAAGGTGCGCGGGAGCGTGCCGTTGTTGTCGCTGGCCGGCCGGTCCGCGACGGCTTCCCCGACCGCGACATGCGCCTCGTGATCATGCACCAGGTCGCGAGTGTCCTCGCGGAACCGCTTGGGCAGGACCGAGGTCGGCATGGCCGCGAACCGGGCGGCTGCGTCGGCCAGCTCCGCCGCGTGAAGCGGGCGGTTACCGCTCGAGCGCCAGAAGGCATGGGCGTCGATCTGCCACCGCGCCAGGCTGTACGCCGCACGGTCTTTCACCACCGGCCGGTCGGCATAGCCGCGCGACTGGTCGGATTGCGGCTTGCGCATCAGCAGGACGTATTCGGGGCAGCCGACGCCCATCTTCGTCCCGTCTTTCAGCATCTCCGAATAGGAGAGCCGATAGGTCTGGTTGTTCTCTCGAACGACATCGGTGACGACGGTGATCATGCCCATGAACTGGAAGCCGTGGCGGATGTAGTGCTCGATGCACTTGGCGTGGAACGGGTTCACCGTCGGCACGCCCTCGCCGGTCACGTTGCCGAACATGATCCGGTCCTTGACGTGGATGCAGGCCAGTCGGCCGGGTGCGAGTGCGCGCAGCAGGTTCGGCGTCAGGTGATCCATCTGCGCGAAGAAGTGCGCGTCGTCGTCGGTATGGCCGAAATCGTTGTAGCTGGGCGTGTACTCATAATGGTTCGAGAACGGGATGCTGGTGACGACGAGGTCGACGGAACTCCCGTCGAGCCGCGCCGCTTCGTCGACGCAGTCGTTATGCGCCAGACGCCAGCCCGCGCCGCTGGCCTCGCTCCGATCCACGCCGATGGCGCGCTCGAGGCCAGCCAGCGCGACATCATGCGCGAGCCCGTGCCGTCGGATGATCTCCGACATGCGCTCGGTCAGCTCGTCATGACGGGCCCACTTCGCCTGTAGATCGCGCACGACCTCGCGCTCCGTCTCGGCGTAGATGATGTCGATCTCGACCGGATGCGGCTGCTGGAACCGCTGGATGCGGTGCACCGCCTGGATGAAGTCGTTGAACTTGAACCCGACGCCAACGAATATCGCGCGGTGACAGTGGCGCTGGAGGTTGGTGCCCGAGCCCAGCATGATCGGCTTCGCCGCGAGCAGCCGCGACATGCCTTCGGCGAACCGGGAGATGATCCCCTCGCGCCGATCGAGATCCTGCGTCCCGTAGACCGTGTCGATGCCAGGAAACGTCGCCTCGATCGCGCGGCGCTCGTCCTCGAGGTCGTGCCAGAGCAGGAAGTGGTCCGCCGGCGAGGCGGTGACGATCGCCTCGGTCGCCGCGATCCGCGCGCCGAGCGTCGAGCGCTTCTCCCGCGCCGCGTCCACCACCCCCAGCGCCGCGCTGCGCATCAACCGGCCCTGCCCGTTGCTCTCGACCTCGGCGCTGGCGAGGTCGGCCTGCACCTCGTGCCAGCGCACCGCGATCGGGGGCAGGTCATAACCTTCGTCGCTGAACCCCAGGTCGCTCGGGCGCTGAAGGAACACCGCCCAGCTATTCAGCCAGGTGAAGAACTCCTCTTCCTTGTGCGGGTAGAGGGTTAGGTCCCCCGCTTTCTGCGCATTGCGCTGGAAGAACCGGGTCAGCGCCTGGCCGGTGTCCATGACCCCCAGGAAGCCGGCATAATGGATCAGCTCCTTGTAGCGGTTCGGCGATGGCGTAGCCGTCGCGACGAAGCGGTACGGCACCGCATCGAACAGCGGCAGGAACGTCTGGAACGTCTTCGACCCGTAGGAGCGCAGGACGCTGGCCTCGTCCAAGCTGACGGCCGTGAACAGGGCGATCGTGATCTTGCCGTCTCGCACGCTCTCATAGTTGGTGAGCAGGAGCGGCGGACGGGCAACGTCGCTGGCCGCCGCGATCAGAAGTTGAGCCTCGATCTCCGTGTCCGACCGCACGAACGCGATCGGGATGCCCAGCAGCTCCGCGTCCCGCATGAACTCGCGACGCACGCCCAGCGGCGCGACGATCAATCCCAGGCCTCGCTCACCTGCCGCCGCGCGCTTGCGCAGGATGATGTCGAGGATCAGCAGCTGCTGCATCGACTTGCCCAGCCCGAACGCCTCGAACAGCGCGCGCCGGCCGCCCTCCACCGCCCAGCGGATCACATGGCGCTGGTGCGGCTTCAGCTCGCGCCCGTCCACGAGATGGGTCGGCACCTCGCTGAGGTCGCACGGCAGACCCGCCAGCGGCGCAGTCGGGATCTTCGCCTCCAGGAAGGCGCGGTAGCTCGGCTGCTCGGTCATGCTGATGCTCCGGAATTGTGGGGATTGGCGGCGGCGTGCTCGCACCCGACCGCCACCCGCGCGCCGCAGCGCCGACACGTCGAGCTGTCCACGCGCCGCGCCTCGATCTGTGCCTCGGTCAGCTTTTCGTTCAGCACCGGATCCGCGCGGGTGTCGCGCGTGCAGACCTTGTCCGGCCGGGGCTTCGTGTATCGCAGGCCGACCCGGACGTTCGGCCACTGGCCCGCTTTCACGAACGTCGCCTGCCCGGTCGCGAGGATCGTGACGCGGCGAGCCTGAGCGAAGCGATCGACCTTGATCAGGCCTGCGCGTTCGAGGGCGTGGACGGCCTGCTGGCCGAGCGCGCCGGTCTCGCCCCCGATCAGGTCGGCAAGTTCCCGGTTCGTCGGGCAGCGCCTGCCGGCATCGGCCGCGGCCGTGATCGCGGCCAGAGCAGGCGCGAGGCGCTCGGGCGGGAATGGGCTGGTCATCGGCGGCCGCCCCCTGCCCGCTTCGGCTCGCGGCACGGCGCGCAGCGCCCGCCCACCAGCCGCGGGCTGTCGTCGCCGCATTCGTCGCACACACCGGCCACCCCGGCCGGAACCGGCTGGCGCGCGGCGCGGATCGCGCGATCGGTGTATGCCGCGGCGAAGTCGTTCGCTTGGTCCACGGGATCAGCCACGGGCGCGTGCCAGCCAGCGGAGCCGCTCGTTCCATCTCGGCAGGGCGCTGACCTCTACCGGGACCGCGTCCATGATCACGGCTTTCGCCGGACGCACCTTTCCTGTCGCGAAAGCACGAGGCTTCGCGGCTCCTATCGCCTGCATTGATCTGACCTCAGTTGAGCCGGGATCGGGCCCGGCCGGTTAGAACCTCACTCGTCGCCGATGACATCAGAGAGCTCGGCGATCAGGCCGCGCGCGCGGGTGCGCAGTCGCGCCCGCTCGACATGGTCGACCACGCCGTCTTTCCGCGCATCGCAGATCTCGAACGTCAGCCCGGCAGCGCCTGCCGCGATGACGTCCCAGTTCGTATCGCTGGTCTCGACCTCCACCAGGCGGTAGCCGCCCGGCTCGGTGAGCATGTTGATCGCCTGCCCCGGCAGGTGCGGGCGCAGCGCCAGCACGGCGTGGAGGGGCATCGCCGCCCCGCCCGCGTAGCTGCGCAGAGTGCTCTCCGGGATGCGCGAGGCCGCGGCGAGGGCGGCGCGGGTGGTATACCGCCCCTGCCCCACGAACGACGCGAACATCGCCGTCTGCCGCTCCGCGACATCCTGCGCCAAACGGCTTTCACCCGACATGATGACGCGCCTCCATCGGCGTACCAGGATCGACATGATCCGGGCCGCGACCTTGCTGAAGATGAACCTCCCCGGCGCGGGAACACAGGGGCACGCCGGGGAGGGTACGGCCACCGCCAGGGGGAAGCGCGGCCGTATCGGGGGAACCGTGGTCGGAGACTCGACCGGCGAGGCAGGCGCGATCGAGCGCGCGCTGCCAGCTGCCGGGGTCGGACTGGTCGTCGATGTAGGTGGTCATCTGACCTGCCCTTCGGGGGAGAGGCTTGCGGCCCCTCCCCGTCCGGCTATCGTCGTGTTGCAACGCACCGACGGAGGGCTAGAATCTTGCACGACGAACAAATCCGCGCGTCCATCGCCGCCGTTACCGCCGGCTTCGCGGAACTTTGCAGCATCCTTGGTCAGCGACACGTCATTGACGCAGGCGATCTCCAAGGGATTGAGCAGCTTATGCTTCATGCTCTTCGCCCCCACGGGGAGGAGGACCAGCATCAGCAAGCCCGCAAGATGCTGTCGACGTGGTTCGGTCGGGCGAAGCCGCTCGCGCCAGAAAGCCTTCCACTTCCGCCAGAGTGACGCACCCGGCCGTCTGGCGGCCTGCCGACACCGTGAAACCCGCGCGGCCGATGTCTATGCCCGCGATGATCATGCCGCCACCTGGGTGTCGGACGCAGGCAGCAACTCAGTCATCTTGAACGCGATGCGTTGCGCCTTCGCCGCAGCGGCGATGGCCTGCCAATGATCGACCGGGATTTTCTCGCGGCTCTTCCACCCTTGCACCGCGCCCGGCGTGATGCTGAGTGCGCGGGCCATCGGCCGTATGCCGCCGAAGCGGTCGATAAGGGACGTAATGGGGCTCTGCTGATCCATAAACAGTTTGTACTCACGTCGAATACAAACTGTCAAGCTAGTATGAATACAGCCGTATGCGGCAATCTCCCCCGAATGTCAGACAATACGGATTCAGTCGGGACGCGGCTTTTGCGCCTCAAGAAGCGCAGCGGACTGTCGTTCGAGAAAATCGCGGCCGAGCTAGGGGTGAAGCGGGGCGGACTGCCCCGTTATTTTCAGCCTGACTACCGCCCCGATGGTACGCTAGCGCTTCCGAAAGCCATTGAGTTTGCGCGCGTGTTCGCCGGCAGGGGAAAGCCGCCCATCACCCAGGACGAGGTCCTCGCGCTGACCGGGCTTCCTGAGGTCGAGATGTCGGACGAGGTCGCCGCGCCTCTCACTCTGCCCGTAGCCACGGCAATCGTCGATGTCCTGGGCCGCATTATTCTAGGAGGCCAAGAGCCTGCGCCCGGTGGGGTCGTAAGCGCCGCGCAAGTGCTACGAGACTTGTCCGAAGTGTATCGATCCGCGCCAGAAGCGCGGGGCGATCCTGCTCAGACGCGCGGCGTACTTCTTGCTCTAACCCAACGATCTGGCTAGCAACCGGCCTTAGCGCGTACAGCGCTGCCTTGCATTGCGGCGCGCATTCAATGCAGATCGGATAGCACGACGCCGGTCGGACGATGCGCTTCGTCTTAACCGCAACCAGCATGTTGACCGCGCCGAGCAGCTCGCCAGTGCCGTTGTCGTTCTGATACACAGGCGTCGGGTAGCCCTCTAGGCGAACTCGCGATCCGTCAGCCTTTTGGCCTATGGCTTGCCCGCGAATCGCGACGCCGTCTCGAACCACTGCCGCAACGGCGCATTCTTCCATAGGCACATGCGCGCCTTCGAGCGTGTAGATGCCGGCCATAATGCACCATCGATCTACGCCGAGCCGGGGGATTCGACCCGCAAAGGGCACGCAAGCCGCATTGTAGTAGGTGATATTTCCGTCGGTCCCCACCGCATAGATCGCCTCGGGCAACCGATCGAGATTGCTCGTCACACGATTTCTGAAAGCATGGACCGCTTGCTCCAGGTACGCGGAGCGAACAGCCTCCAAGGCACTCAACGCAAGGTCCTCCCTGTGTGACTTCAATAACATAGCCCACGAACGCGCAAACGCAATCAGCGGAGATTCACAATTCTGCAACTTAGTGTTCTACGTATGTTCCATTTCTGATGCGCATAGGCAAGCGAAATAATGTTCGCATGGTGAATACGGACTGTTGACACTCTGTGTTCAATGCGAATACAAGGTTGCCAGACAGCGGCGCCCCGCCGCGCTGGAGACGATCACCGTGGCGACACAGCCGATCACCATAGACGAAGAGCGCTGGGCATCCGTCCAGACCCGTGGCCTGGACAAGGGCGATCACACGGACCCGGCGGTCGGCATGTGCGCGATGGAGGCGGCGGCGTACATCGCCCGCGAGCCGTTCTCCGATCACCCGGCCTGTGTCGACAAGGCCATCGCCGCGTTCCTGCGCACCTGGAACGACGCGCTGCCCGACGAGGAGCGCCGAATGCTCCTGCCGCTCATCCCGCTGACCGTCGGCACCGCCGGGAGCGAGAAGCTCTCCGAGCGCCGGGCGCTGCTGGCCGTCGACTGGTATATCCGCGTCCATACGCCCGCCTGGCTCCGACTGGCGGGCCTGACGAAGCAGGCCGACAACCTCGCCGCGCTGCCCGCGATTGTCGAGACGGCGCAGATGCCGTCGTTGCGCGGTCCGCTGGAGGCCGTTCGCGATGATGCGTCGGCGGCGTGGTCGGCGGCGGGGTCGGCGGCGGTGTCGGCGGCGTGGTCGGCGGCGGAGTCGGCGGCGTGGTCGGCGGCGGAGTCGGCGGCGTGGTCGGCGGCGCGGTCGGCGGCGTGGTCGGCGGCGCGGTCGGCGCTGGATTCCACCCGACGCGATTTGCAGGCGTCGGCGCTCGACCTTGTCGAGCGGATGTGCGCGCTGACCGAAGCCGACTGATGCGTGCGTCGCTCCCCCATCGCGCGCCGGACGCCGCTGAAGCCCGGCCGGGCCACCCTGTCCCGCTCTCGGATCGTCGCGCGCCCACGGCCCAAGCCCGCCGCGCACAAGCGCCATCACGAGCGCATCGCGGCCATGCCGTGCATCGCCTGCTCGTCCTGGCCGGTCGAGGTGCATCACGTGATCTACGACGGGTCGGCCCGCATCACGCGCGACCATCGGCTGGTGCTGCCGCTCTGCCCGCGCTGTCACCGGACGGGTCCGACCGCGGTCCACGTCATCGGCTCGGCCGCGTGGAACGAGCTGCACGGGATCGACCAGCTGGCGCTCGCGACGTCGCTGTGGGGCGCTGAGCTGTGACCGCCGCCGATCTTAGCCCCGCGCAGTGGAAGACGCTGGTTCTGGTCGAAGCGCTCGACGAGGGCTACCCCGCCAGCTTTCGCAACCCGTCCCTGTGCTGGCTCCAGCGGCACAACCTCGCCGAGGTGCGCGGCGCCGCGGCGGCGTCGCGCAAGCACCGCTGGTTCGTCACGATCTTCGGGCGCGAGCTGGTCGAGACGTTCCACCGCGACGCGGATTGGAACTTCTCTTCCGAAAACCGGCACAGTTCTTCCACCGTAACGAAGGCCGGCGCCTGATGGTGCGCGACCGCATCGCTCCGCTCGCGCGCATGCTCGCCGAGCCCGCCCTTCGCCCACCCGCGCACATCTGCGCGACCGTCGCCGCGCCGCGCGCGCCTCACCCTTTTCGCCGCCAGTTTCTCACGAGGGCCTGATGCACATCGTCGACCATGCCAATCCGCTGCACGATCAGTTCTGCCGCTGCCGGGCGTGCAAGCCCTCCCGCGCGCTGCGCGATCTTCCGCCGACGCGGCGTGTCGAGGTGGCCGCGCTTGGGTTCCTGGCCCTGGGCGTCGCGACCTGGATCATCGGCCGATGAGCATCGCCGACCGCGTTCGCGCGATCATCGACGAGCTTCTGCCCGCCAGCGCCGCGCCCGTCGATGCCCAGACCCTATCGGACCGCGGCGCTGACTTCGCCGACCTGGTCGCGATCGAGGTGGAGATCGAGGCCGCGTTCGGGGTCCGCCTCCCGCTCGACGACGCGCTCGACGAGACGACGACGATCTCCGCGGTAATCGCGCAGGTCGAGGTGCTGGTGGCAGCGCGCGGCGAACAGGTGACGCTGTGACCGCATCCCCCACCCCTCCCCTCGGAACCCGCCTGGATGGGGAGGCGCTGGAGGGACCATGGCGAACGGCATATGTCGAGAATGCCGCCACCGCGCGCCGGGCGATGTATCGCCGCGACGGATCGTTGGTAAGCGATCAGGTGAGCAACTACGATCCGCCGGCGACCGGAGTTCATCTTTGCGGCGTGACCGATGACGACCAGCAGCCGACGACGGTTGCCACCTATTGCGCGCCGGCCGACAAAGCGCGGGACCTCTGGCGGGCAGCGCGAGCCGTTGCTGAGTGCAGTAAGGACGAAGCGGATTTCGTTGTCGACCTGTTCGTTGACGACCAAGTTGAGGACGACTTCTGGAGCAACCGCCAGCTTTGGCCGCGTGCGATTGCCTCTTGGAACGCCCTCTCCCAGGCCAGCCCCTCATGATCCTCAACCAAGGACAGGGCGTCCCCGAGACGGAGGTGGCGATCCTGCATGTCCTGCAACACGCGCTGGGCACGGACGAGTATGGACGCGGCACCCGATATCGCTCGCATTTCGTCTGCGGACCCGGCCATCGCGATCACGACACCTGCGTTGACGCGACCGAACGCGGCCTGATGACCTGCCGAGCTGCAGTCGGCATATTCGGCGGGGATGACCTGTTCCACGTCACCGACGCGGGCCGGGCGTGGGTCACGGCGAACAGCCCCGCGCCGCCGAAGCTGACCCGCTCACAACAACGCTACCAGCGCTTCCGCGATGCCGACAGCAGCTACTCGTTTCGCGAATGGCTCCGGTACGACGCGGCGCGCGAAAAGGAGAACCGGCTATGTCCGATCCCGTTCTGACCCACCCCTCTATCCCCCCTTCTTCTAATGCAGGGAGCGATGACGCCCTGTGGTGCATGCATGTCACCGGCATGGACGACGTGCATCCCGCCCCGGATCGTGCGACCGCGCAACTGTGGGCCGCGCAGTGGACGATATTCTGGCATCGCCGCAATCCGGTCCCGCACTACCACGACCCGCTGATGAACTTCACCGTCGCTCGGTGGCCGTGGGACGCTGAGACTCACGCCGCTAGCTTGGCCGCGTCGATTGCGGACAACACGTTCCCGGTAGACCCGCTAGCCGCCCATGCGTCCACTCCCTCCGACCAATCCGCCGCACGGGCGGAGGGGCGACGCGAGGAACGTCAGCACATTCTAAGCGAGGCCCGTCGATCGCTGCGGCTCATCCGGGGCTGCTTGGAATGCAACGCCGACGACGAGCGCAAATGGGCGAACACAATCCGTTGGCTGGAGGCGTTGGCATGATGGGTCGCAAGCCCCGCCCAGACACGCGCAGGCGCTGTTTTCGACCTTGCCGTCCCGGATCATTTTGCCGGTGCAAAGGACAAATTGTCCCAGAAGTTCGTGATGAGAAAGGCAAGGAAACGTGACCATGTTGCTGACCCTCGTCGCAGGCCACGCGCTCTGCGACTACCCACTACAGGGCGATTTTCTCGCCAAGGCCAAAAATCGTAACGCGCCAATCCCCGGCGTGCCCTGGTATCAGGCGCTAGGGGCGCACGCGGTGATCCACGGTGGCATGGTCGCGCTGGTGACGCGCTCTCCATTGCTCGGCCTAGTCGAGACGGTGATCCACGCCGCGATCGACGACGCCAAGTGCCGGGGCAAGCTGTCCTACAATCAGGATCAGGCCATCCACCTAGCGTGCAAGCTGGCGTGGGCGCTGATCGCACGGAGGCCCGACCTCCCATCCCCGAAAGGTGACGCACAGTGAGCGACCGCGCCATCAAGCGAGCACTCGCTGACCTGACAGATGCGCAGAAGCGGGTACTGGCGTCCGCCAAGCCGACGCTCGACGCCCGCATACTCGTGCCCGCGCGCGTGGAGCGAAAGTCATGGCCGCAAGGGATCGTTGACACGTATTCGGTCGCGTTCCGGCGTGTGACGCCGTTCGGTTTGACCGTCCGCCAGCAGCTTTCGGAGACTCCCGCATGACCAATCAACCGATCTCCCGCGAGGAGGTGGCGCGGCTGCGCGAGCTGCTGGCGGCGCACGAGGCCTGGCCAGCAGATCGCGGTCCGCCCGCGTGGGCATGGGCAAGGGGGTGGACCACTTTCCATACCGCCAATCGCGCGCGCCAGGCTCTGCTCGCCCGTCTCCCCGCCCTTCTCGACGCGGCCGACCGCCTAGCCGCCCCGACCGATGCGGGAGAGGCGAGCGAGCGGGTGCGGGAAGCTCTGTCCGACCTGCTGCCCGCGCCATTGTGCGGCGAGGCTTGGGACCTGCCCGACAGCAATACCGTCGCAATCACTATCACATTCGGCAAGCTCCGTGCTGCCCGCGCCGCCCTGAAAGGACCAACCCATGGATAAGCCCAGCATGGGCCTCTACAGCCCGAGCGCTCCTCGCAGGAGGTCGTCATATGTCCTGCCCGATGCATCCTTGGCTGCGATCACGTCGGGAGACAGTCGAGTGCTGATGGTGCGCTTGGCCCCGTCGCCTTTGGAGGGGCGGCCGGGGCGGCGTTTGGGCTCAGCGGGCATCGCGCCAGCCCTTGCGACCCACAGTACCGGTCGAGACGACGACCGGGCCGTGCGTGTTGGTGTGTTCGGCGATGCGGATGCGATCACCGATGTATCCTCCGTCGAACTCGCGCCGGGCGCGGACCTTGGCAGCGATGAGCGTTGGGGCGTCGAAGCTGATCTCACGGGCGTCAATGGCGGCGGTGTAGGTGGTCATTTAATGTCTCCTGGTCGGGCCTCCGTGGCCGATGCACAGGTAATAAGCGCACATGCACTTATCGTCAATAGCGCAAATGCGTTTATTTCGCGCAAAGGAGATTATTGTGGATAAGCCCAGCATGGCCGGGGATGCGGAGGCGTTGAAACCATGTCCTAGATGCAGCGGACAAGCGTTCGTGACGATCAACTTCGGCGTATGGTGCCAGCAGGACAGGTGCCTGACTTTGCCGCCGCGGTTGGATCGTGCCGAAGCCATTGCCGCCTGGAACACGCGCGAAGCATCCGAGCACCCCGCGCCGGTGGGGTCAGTGGATGGGGAGCGGCTGACCACCCGGTACGAGTTAGAATGGCGCAACGGTGGCGAGTGGAAGCGACCCGGTGGCGGGGGCTTCCGCGACGGGTTGCATAGGACGCAATCACTAACCGATCGCGAAGAAGCGTTTCGCGAGATGGCGAGTGAGAACGCGCGGTGGGTAGATACTGCCGAGCATCGCATTGTCGAAATCACCGAACGCGTGATCGGTCACGCGTCCGATAAGGGGCGGCACGTGATTACCGACTCCGCCCTCGCCACCCCTTCAAGCGAACCGATCGCAGCGGAGCCGACAGTCGCGATCCCGAAACGCTTGGTTGATTTCCTGATGGGTGCGGGCGAGCTGGAAGGATGTCACTTCGGGGAGATGGAGCGCGGCTACGGACATCGCGGCCGGTTCTGGTGGCGAGCCCTTCTTGCTGCGGCGATGCGATCGGCTTCGAGTTCCGCCCTACCCCTCACCGGATCGGAGCCGAGCGCAGACGCCATCGCCGCCACCGGCAAGGGAGAGGGGGCATGAGCCGTCCGATCGCCGCCATCGCGCTCTACATCATCGCGCTTTGCCAAATTAGTAGCTGCACTGCTGCTCAGGAGCAAAGCCGCGCCGTCCAACGAATCTCGTATCAGGAGCGGTGCAAGTGACGGCCCCCAACACCCCCGAGCCTGTCGACGGGCTGGTGGAGCGTGAGGCCGATGCTTTCTTGGTAGAGTGGGTGAAAGCTGGCGAGACCTGGGTGCTGGCTCATGCTGACGAGCCGACCGCCGTTGACCACGCGCGGCGCGTCGGCGGCACCTGTACGCCGTTGTACCGCACCCCCACCCCCGACCTTTCGCATAGGAGGGGAGAGTAGTGGGCGTCCCGCTCGAACGTTTCCCCAATTGGCCCGTCGCGATGAACCGCGACCTCGCGCTCGCCTATACCGGCGTGGCGGAGACCCAGCTGCGCGAATGGGAGCGGTGCGGCCGAGTGCGGTTCCGGCCGCGCGGGCCCCGCGGCGAGCATATCGCGCCGCGCGCGGATTTGGACGCCGCGCTGGGCGCCTTGTTCGACACGGTAGCCGACGACGGGCCGATCGAGTTCTGATGGCGATGATGCGCCTGCCTGCCTATGTGCGCGCGACGAAGCTGTCGGGCGGCCGGACCGGCTATTATTGGGAACTGCCGCCCTGGGCGCGGCCCGAACGGGACCCGGCGACCGGGGCCGAGGCGCCGCGCGTCCGCCACGGTCGGCCCTGCCTCCTGCACTCCGAGGCGCTCGGCGCTGACCTCGCTGCGGCGATTGTGAAGGCCGACCTGCTCAACACCGCGCTCGCCGAGTGGCGCACCGGGCACGGCGGGGGCGAAGCGAAGATCCTGCCCGGCTCCGTCGACTGGCTGTTCGCCTGGTATCGGGACCAGGAGCGGTTCAGGAAGAACGCGCACAAAACACGCGCCGACTATTCGAAGCTGATGAACATGCTCGCCGCGCTCGACACGAAGGGCGGGCAGCCGCTCGGCCGCCGCGCCGCGAAGCAGATCGACGCCACCTCGGCGGACAAGCTCTATGCCCGCCTCCGCCGCGAGACGGGCGAGCGCCAGGCGACCTATGCCATGCAGGTTTGCAGGCTGATCTGGACCTGGGCGGTACGCCACAAGCGCACCACCGGCGTGACCGAGAACCCGTTTGCCGGCATGGGGCTGAAGAGCACTGCCGCGAAGGGCAATCGGCCGACCTCGCGGACGGAATACGACCTGTACCGAAAGACCGCGCGCGCGCTCGGATTCCAGTCGATGGCGACCGCCGCCGCGCTGGTATTCGAATGCTGCCAGCGGGTCTCCGACGCCTTCGGCTTCGAGGACCCTGATGACAGGGAAAGCCGCGGCATTCCGTTCGACGGCTACGTGGCGGGCGAGCGGATCACGCTGGTCCAGGCCAAGACCGGCAACCTGGTCGTGCTGCCGCTCTATGCCGAAGTTCCCGGCGAGGAGGGCAAGGTCGAGCGCGTCCCGCTTTACCCCGAGCTGGAGGAGGAGCTTGCGCGCGCCCAAGCTGTCAGGCGCGCGGGGCAGGATCTGATCGTTGTCGAGGAGCGCTCCGGGCAACCGTACAAGGAGCGGCGCATGTCGACCGTCCACCGCGCGATCTGCGTCGAGGCCAAGCTGCCGAAGTCCATGACCTTCACCGGCTTTCGTCATGGCGGCATCACCGAACTGGGCGATGCTGGTGTCGACGACGTGCGCGCCGTCTCGGGTCACAAGACGCTCGCGGTGACCGCCATCTACAACAAGGCCAGCGAGGAGAAGGCGCGGCGCATCGCGGCAACCCGGCGGGCGCATGTCGAGGCGCTCGGTGCGCTGGACGGGCGGTGA